TCGTTGTAATCCATATACCTTATCAATGTTTTATCCAACTTATGAGTACAAGAATCGTACGAGACAAGAACTTTCTTCATCAACCGACCGAACCGGTATCAACCATCCAAGAAGGTGATGAGATTGCCAACCAGCTTCTCAAAGCACTTTCCAACGAACCTACCTTCGGTGTTGGGTTGTCCGCAAACCAAATTGGAATTCGAAAACGTGTATCTGTTATCGTGTTGCCCGAGCAAGAGCCGTTGATTTTGATGAATCCGGAGATTATCGAGGCATCTCCTGAAAAGGTTGTTTATACCGAGGGATGCTTGAGTATTCCAGGGCGCATCTATCCGACAATCAGGCACGTCCGATTGACGGTCAATACACTGAATCACGCCAATCCGCTGATGTTTGCTCCTGACACCGAGCCGATCACCGCCGAGAGCTCGGCCAAGGACTACGGACTTCTCAAGTGTATATGTGTTCAGCACGAGATCGGCCATCTCAATGGCCAGTTGATTTGTGATGAGGGTATTCGATTTATTCCACCAGTTGCAAAGGCATCTGTAAAGTACGGCCGAAATGATCGTGTCATGGTGGAGAAAGATGGTGCAACGCAGTATCTCAAATACAAGAAGGCGTTGGAACTCGTCGAGCGGGAAGGCTGGAAACTCCTATGAGAAAACCATCTTTACCCGAAGAGGACTTTTTGTATGAACTGAAGGATGTGTTGTCGGACGCTGTAGAGAATCGGCGGTGGCCGGCTGCTGAAGAAGCTCTTGAGATGATACTCGAACAACTTGGAGAAGACCCGATCTCATCGATGGATGATGATGGTGATGAATACTGATATGATAACTATTATACTTGCATCAATCGTCGTACTCGAAACTTTGCTGATTGGCGTATCGGCCTATCTAATTGTCAATCTGAACAGAAAAAGTTTGATATACGAAGCGTGGTTACTGAAGTATCGAACGAAACTTGACGATGTATATGCTCAACTGAAGTCGGTTGATGAACGGAATCTGTTTGATCGGGATGATGATGTGGGATTTGTGTTTTCGGAACTCGTCCGCATAATGTCGGAATTTGATAAGGAAATGAAATGAAGAAACTTGTAGGAAAGCCTAAGTCGAACCATGCCAAAAAATCTCAAATGTCGCATCGGAAACCGATGCAGCGGACGATCAAAACGTGCCGAGCTCCGAAGCGGCCTAGCGTGAAAAAAACTTCGTCGAAACCAACGGATCGTTCTGAAAAGAAATCCGTTGTAGTAGCCACGCCGCCTGTTGCGGCTGTTCCAAAGAAGAGTTCTCCGACGATGTATTTCACCGCCGAGACCGAGCAAGCAATTGTGGAATACAATCAGGCAACCGGTTCCGCTGATCGAAACCGAATCTATACCGGAAAAATCCAACACGCGTTTGAGAAGATCGCTGAGAATATTTACAACACATTTAATTTTCCATATAACGAAGTATCACCTCAATCATTTCAGAAGGAGGCTGTATCGCACATGGTGGTCAATATGGCAAAGTATGATCCGAGTAAGGGAAAGGCATTTGGATACTTCTCAATTGTCGCCAAAAACTGGTTCATTCTTGAGAACAACAACAACTACAAACGGTTCAAAAAGCACACGGAAATTATTGACGAACCGAGCCAGAGTCCGGGGGAGTTTGTTGTTCAGCCGGAACATGAACGTGAAGATCGAGACGTTCGGGAGTTCATCAATTTGATGGTTGTATATTGGGATAATAATCTCAAGTCGCTGTTTCCAAAGGATCGAGATTATAACATTGCAAGCGCGGTGGTTGAGATTTTCCGTCGATGTGACCGAATTGATATTTTTAACAAGAAGGCGTTGTATCTATATATTCGTGAAATTGCCGACTGCCAAACTCAGCATATCACCAAAGTTGTCAATCGAATGCTATTCTCATATCACAACATAAAGAACGAGTATCTTGACACGGGAAAGATAACGGGAAACTACTTCTCAACGAGATCGTTCAGTGACGTGGTTGATCTGTGATCTACGTGAAAATTATCCAATCCGACCCAAAACTATCGGTAGTTTAGTATTTATATATATGACGGACGAGGAAATTTACGGTGGAAAAAAGATGTCGGATTTATTCAAGGACATCGTTACAAATTCCGAAAATAAGCGGAACCAAATCGATATCCTTCTATCCGATTTACGGGTAATGATAAAAACACCTGAAAATGCTGTGATGATCGTTCCATTGATCAAGGAATACTTGGATGTTGGCGTTCGTAATGATGAACAACTTGTCAAACTTGCAGCGATTGTTCAGCGAATGGTTTCGAATGCAACTGGACCGGACGGCGAAGGTGGAAGTTTGATGCTTACCGAAGAAGAAAAGAAGCAATTGATGGATCAGGTCGAAATTGCTGTTACGGAGATGAAAACTCCAATTGATACCAGCAAGGCGGATAAGTTGAAGGAACATTGATATGGCTTTTCTTGAACGACATCGTCGAAATGATGCATTGACCAAGCAGTCCGATCTCTTGGCGTCGAACCGTGCCACATTGGACCGCAAGCCCGAGACTACGCTATTTTACGAGTTCGAGGCTGCAATTGTGGTTGATGCGATTTATGATGAGAAGCATCCAATGATCGCAAACAAGACGATCATCGCTACACAATATCCGGAGTCGTTGTCAAAAGATGCACCGACGAACGACGATATCGATTATGGATGGATTGGCCGAATCAAATTTCGGTTCATAACTACAGACGTTGGAGTCAGTGTTGATCAGTTGCAATGGGCCGATCCATTGGAAATCACAGGCGTAACCGAGATACCGTTGGTGAATGAGATGGTCGCCGTAGTCAATTACATGGGCCGGTTTTATTATACACGCCGAATAAACTCCAACGGATTTATCAATGCCACAGCCGATTTCGAGTTGGAACCATATTATAGTAATACCGGTGATAAAATCGAGAAAAAGACGAAATCGACGATCAACGTCTCGGACTCTGGAAAAGGGTATCTCGGCGACGTGTTCAAATACAATAATCGAATTCGAGCATTACGTCGATACGAAGGTGACACTATTATCGAGTCCAGATTCGGATCATCCATTCGTTTTGGAGGATACGGGCCAACTGATGAAACAAACTTTGCCGACGCTGGAAACGCCGACTATCCGAAAGGGTCCGGAAATCCATGGATTTTGATCCGAAATCGACAAGCATCCGCTGATCTCAAAAACGCGGTTACCAACCATCCGAAAACGTATGTGACCGAATCAATCAACAACGATGGGGCGTCTATTCAGCTTACATCGGGTAAAACCGTATCCGATTTCAAGACCGTTTGTAAAAAAGTAATGCTGCAATCCGGCGCAACGGAAGAGCAGCCGGCGTTTTCGCCAGCCGGACTCACATCATTCAAGTATCCAACGTTGGATGGCGATCAAATCGTAGTCAATAGTGATCGGTTGGTTTTTCAGTCCCGTGGCAATGAATTTCTCCAGTATGCAAAAAAGCGGTTCGCGGTCGTGACTGACGCTGAATATACGGTAGATGCACATGAGCAGATCGTTTTCACGACAAATGGACCAACGACAATCAACTCACCGCTGATTTTTCTTGGCGAAGCAAATCAGATGGGGGAGCCAGCTCTATTGGGTAGAACAACCACCGACTGGCTGATGGCTTTATGCGAATGGCTTTCCAATCAGTGCGATTGGCAGATCGAGTTGTGTGAGGAATGGTTGGCCAAACATGAACACGAGACGAAGAAAGACCCGACATTGGCTCCGAAGTCGGATTGGGTATCGAAGATGAAAACCCACGTCGCTGCAATGAAGACGTTGAAGAAGCAGGTCAAAGATTTGCAAAACGTTGCGCCGAAGAACATGAGCCAGCGGGTGTATCTCGTTGGTGGAGGAGCGGCCACTGGACAACCCGGAGGCGAACTGAAAAAATGAGTCTGACCGCATCAATTCCGAACGTCAAAGCTCCCAGTATTCCAAGTGCAGAGTTGGCTACATCCACCGCATCCTCAACGATAAAGTCGTCGGTACCATCGGTAAAAGCACCTTCACTGGTAACGTCAGCCGCATCATCAATTCCATCTACGAAGTCGCTTACACGTGGAGCCTTACCTGAACCTAAATTGGGGTTAAGCGGTCTTAACTCGTCTCCAATTGGTTCGGTCAATGTGAAAAGTATTATTGGGGATATGAAACCGGCGTTGGCGGCCTTGACCGGAAGGTCTAGACCATCGGTTCCGTCCATGCCATCAACATCAAATATTACGTCAATGGTAAGCGATACCGTAAGTGAATCGAAAACTTCAGCGACCAGCGCCGTTACTTCGGCGATGCCATCCTCGGAGAATAAAATTCCAACCAGCTTTACGATATAAATTGTGATTACTTGATAATTATAGAAGGAATATGTATATATGACAAAAACGGAACTATTCGACTCCATTCGAACGATTGTTCAGGAAGAAGTTCGCACACAGCTGCCGACGATTCTAATTGAGATTCTCTCCGAGAAATCGGGAACTTCGCAATCAGTTGTGTCGGAGAGTCAATTGCGGCAGCCATCTGCACGTATTGCTACGCCCAAATCGAAGGCTGCGCAGTCGCCGAAGAAGTACTCGAACAATCCGACACTTAACGCCATTCTCAACGAAACCGTTGGCGGCGTTCCATCTGAAGATTCCATTCCGGCTGGAATATCTATTCCGCAATCTGCGATAGCTGAAAACTCCGCATTGTCGGGTGTAGCCAACGCACTGAACCGAGACTATCGTCAGTTGCTCAAAACCGTTGATAAAAAGGCAAGTTCCGCACGTGGTGGCCCGCTAAATTTTCAGGCTGCGGGGCCGGTGAGTTTTGATCAGGAACCCTAATCAATGGCTGTAACTATTCCAAGGCAACCGTTCGGCATATCAATACCCATCAAGCATGGAGCTGGCGGATACTTTGACCAAACATACACGGTTTTGGATCAGATCAAGAGCAATCTGATAAACCTTCTTCTGACCGTCAAAGGCGAGCGCCGAATGAACACTGAATTTGGTTCCGATTTACATAAACTCGTATTTGAGTTTAGCAATGAGGGGCTTCCGCAGATCGTTGATAGCACCATTCGGCGTGATATACAGATGTGGATGCCATATCTAACCATCCAATCGGTCACTACTGATATAAGAACGGAACTTCAGGATATTTATACGGTACACATCACGGTTATGTTCACTATTGATAGCCTGGGAATAACGCAGGCCCAGTCGGTGGATTTCTCCATTGATCAGCAAATTCTATGACAACCGAAACTCAAAAATCCTTCCAACCTGGTCAGAAAGATATCCGATATTTGGGTAAGGACTTTGCAGGACTCAAGTCGTCGTTGCTGGAGTTTGCCAAGACGTATTATCCGAGTACCTATAAGGATTTTAGTGATTCATCCGTTGGTATGATGTACATCGAACAGGCCGCATATGTCGGTGATGTTTTATCATATTACATCGATTATCAATTTAAGGAGTCGCTTCTAATATCGGCGGAGGAGCGAAAGAACATCATCGATCTCGCGAAGGGAATGGGATATAAGCCGAAGACGACCGGCGCATCAGTTGGTACATTGGACGTGTATCAACTTATTCCATCGATACAGAATGGAGATGGAACGTTTTCAGCTGACATGCGGTATGCGCAGGTCATCAAGGATAATATGGTTGTTTCGTCGGATGGAAACGTGAACTTTGTCACAAATGAACCGGTTGATTTTTCGGTAGATACCACATCCGATCCGACTGAGGTTTCGGTGTATCAACGTGATGAGAGCGGCCATCCCGAGTTTTACGTACTAAAGAAAAACGTTCCAATTTCATCGGGAACAATTATAACAAAGACCGTTACGGTCGGATCTCCATCATCGTTCTTTAGTATTACACTGGACGATAACAATGTTATCAACGTCTTGGATGTCTATGATAGCGATAGCAATCGTTGGTACGAATCTGATTACATGGCACAAGACCTTGTTCCTGTTCAGACGGAAAATATAGTAAAGAACGACACCACAATGTCGCAATATCGTGACTCGGTTCCATTTTTACTCAAGTTCCTTCGCACGGCGAGACGATTCACGACATCGGTAACGGCGGATAATCTGACCATTTTGGAGTTTGGTTCTGGAACAAACGTGCAGGGAGATGCAATCGTTCTGACCAGTGCGGAAACGGTCAATAAGACATCGACTGCTAACAATGTATCTTATGATCCGGCAAATTTTCTAGGCAACTCTTCATATGGACAGGCTCCTAGCAATACTACATTGACGATACGGTATATCGTTGGAGGTGGTGTTGATAGTAATGTCAATTCGGATACTATAAAAAATGTTGTATCGGCCGAGTATTTCGGAGATCTGACGGAACTTTCAGAGAATGATCGAAGTGTTACAAAGCTTATCAGAGATTCGCTTAAGGTCAATAACCCAGTTGCGACAACGGGTGGCCGTGGGCCAGAGACCAATGACGAGATCAAGGCCAATTCTCGTGCCAACTTCTCCGCTCAAAATCGAGCTGTTACTCGGCAAGATTATGTGGTTCGAACATACGCGATGCCATCAAAGTTTGGTACAATTGCCAAGGCTTACGCAACGACGGATACGATTTTATCAACAAATACTCAATCAAATCCATACGCAATCAATATATACGTTTTGGGTCGTGACGCGGAAGGACGAATGATGCCAATCAACCCCGCGCTAGTTTATAACCTACGGAACTACCTCAACGAGTATCGGTTACTCACTGACGGCGTGAATATTATCGATGGGTATGTTATCAATATCGGTCTGAATTTCACGGTGATTGCGTATAAAAACTACAACAAACGAGACGTACTAACAAACTGCCTGTCTGTGGCTCGTACGTTTTTGAGTACGGACAACATGCAATTTGCGCAGCCAATCAACCTTAGCCGCCTTCGATTGGAAATTGCGAAGGTAGATGGAGTGCAATCGGTGACGGAACTGACCGTCAAGAACTTGACCGTCCGAGATGGCGATTATTCCAAGAACGAATACAACATAACGGCCGCGACGGTAAATGACATCGTGTATCCATCGATTGATCCAAGCGTGTTCGAGGTTAGGTTTCCAACAAAAGATATTGTCGGCCGAGTGCTTTGAGCATATATATACATTGGACGATTTTAGGGTGAGTCGTATATTTATGGTGAGACCGATCAAATATGCACTACTTTCTTTATCCGAGTAAAGACGCTTTTATCACCAATCAGCCAAATTTGATGCTGAAAAATACTGGCTTGGATGAAGTTGTTGAGGTGGAGAAGACGATTCAGCCAAAAAGTTGCAGTGGAACTAGCGGTTCAGTAGTTTCCAGAACGTTGATTCAGTTTGACATTTCAGACATTTCGGCATCTATTTCCGATGGAACACTACCGTCACCAACTTTCGCACTCAACCTTCGGTGTTCGCAAGCGGACGAGGTTCCACTTGGATACGGAATTGTCGCCTATCCTGTGGCAATGCCATGGGTAATGGGAACGGGATACAAGTTTGACGGCCGCGTCGAGTCGGATGGAGTCAATTGGAAGTTTTCGGATGGTTTTACGACGAAGTGGTGGCCAACATCGTCCCTGCTCGATTGTAGTGGTGGTGGCGTGTGGTTTTCCGATTCTGGATCGATGCAATCTGGATCAAACTGGGTTCCAACTGGATCTCTGATG